TATGTTGGAGCTCCGCCAAGCATTTGCCATAAGTTTTTTATGATAGATTCATCATATCCAGGATAACTTGCTTTAAATTTACTATATTCGTCTGCATTTAAAGCTGCTCTTACTGTAGATGCAGATATTGCTTTACCATCTTTATATTTTAATGGATCAACAGAAACTGTTAATTCTACAGCATCGACTCCAGCTGGTATTTTTCTTCCTTTTCTATCGCCAACTAATTTATATTTATCTACGTTTGGCAAAAATGTTTTTACTCGAACATAATCTTCATCTTTTTCTGATGCAGCTAATGCAAATTGACCTTGTGCGTCTTCTGGTAATGCAAATAGATATTCATATGCGGCCATAATAGGAGAATTAAAATCTGTTGATTGTATTTGAATGTTATTGTTTCTGTTTAACAAATTAAACATTTTTATACTAATATCTCTTGTTATACCTTCACGCTCTTTTGGACCTATTAACATAATGACTCTATCAACACTAGGATTTTGAGCGTATCTTTGAGCAAGAGCCATATGTGCTCCTGTTATTGGCTTAAAGCCTCCGGGAAATAATACTGTTACGTTGTTCATTTTATATAAATATTACTTAGTTATTAATACAATGTTTTTTTTGAATTATAGTCTTTTAGCCTCCTTCTCCATCATCAATTGTAGTATTTACAGTACCAATACCGCCAAATGCAGATTTACCAGCTCCTTCTGCTCCAACATTACGATGTGCTGTTACTTGACACCCCTGACCGGTAGCCATATTTGTGCCAACAACTGATATAAGTACTGGTTGTCCCGTTGCGTTGAAAGGAGTTCCAAATACATTTCCCATAGATGATAAATCAACAACATGTCTAACAACTCGTTGTTCTAATGAATTAGTTCCGGAATTAAACGTCCAGCTGCCGGTATTATGTACTGAAGCAAATACGGCTCCGCTAGTTAGTTTGTTGAATGTAATACCAAAAGTTCCACTTAAATCAGTATTAGTTCCATTAGCAAGATTAGACAATCCTAATACTATTAGTTTTTGTTCGCCATCCATCATGACTGTAAATGCATTAGTATTGAATGATGTAATAGGAAGAGCACGTGCAATATTTCTACCATCAGAAAATCCGGTGTTAGTATTTAGTAAAGTACCATCAGAATTTTGTACTATAATACTTGTTGCGGTAACTGCTCCTGGATGTGAAACTTTAAATCCGCTAGAACTTATAAATAATGCTTGACTCGAGTCATTAATTTCAACACCGGTGGTTGTAAGAGAATTTGTTCCTATAGAAAATCCTCCAATAGTTCCACCGGTGGCATTTATTGTACCATTTGTGTTTAATTGAAAATTTGATGATGAAATTTCTAAGTTTCCATTCGATCCTGAAATAAATTGTGTAGAAGGATTACCTAAGAAAAATGTTTCTGTATGTACATCTAATATACTAGGATTTGTTCTATATCTAAAAAAGTTATTTGCGTCAGAAACCATTTCTAGTCCTACGCCTTGATATGTAGTCGCTGATTGTTGCGGTAATGCAGATCCAGAAAATAATAAAAATCCTCCAGCGCTAGATCCAGTTGCTTGATTGAATCCTTCATATCCTAATGATCTAACATACCCAGTATTTTGTAATCCAGCTATTTCAACTCCAGATGATAATGTATTTGCAACAAATAAAGACCCAGTTAACATATTAAAACCGCCATCAATATAACGATTACCTCCAGCAAATATTAAGTTTCGTATAAAACTAATAGTATCACTTTTATCTCCAACTCTATTATAATATTCTATTTTAAATGATAATTCATTTCCAGATTTATGCTTCGTAGGAATTTCAGTTCTAAATCGTATATAATTTGGTGTATATCCATACTCTGCAGCACTAGTTGTACGAATGTCAGATAATTTCCAATCACCAGCTTCGATTACAAATATTAATGATCCTTTACCTGATTGATCGGAATTAAATTCAAATGATATATCATCATAACGTTTTTCATTTCCTAAACATACAAGTTTTCCAATTTTTTTACCTAATTGATTGTTTAGTCTTCTATCTAAGTCATCAGTAACATTATATGAAAATGCTGAACCAGAAGCGTATATATGTATAATTGGATCTAAACCATTTGCAAGTCGAATTGCATGAGCATCTATAGTAAGATTATATAATGATTGGCTAACAAAAATTCCTTGATATTCATTTTTATTTTGAAATAATATTAAATCAGTAGGCTGGTTTGGGTTTGTTAATGGACTAGGTGTTGTTATTGCTACCGCATTATTGATTGAAGATGTATCCCATGTTAATGTAGGAGCAGTTGAATTTTTAATATTTGAATAATAAATAGAAGATTCCCAAAAATTATCAATAATACTTTGTGTTTGAAATATTCCTATAGATTTATCAGGAGTTAATGAAGATGTAGATTCTATAAATATTTCAGTAGAAGGAAGACGAATATCATTAATTTGTTCATATGCTCCAACCGTGCCTTCTGAATTTATTGAAACTTTAACTCTAGAAATATCTCCTATATCTGGATCTAAATCTGATAATTGTATTAATGCAAATGACTCTGAATTTTGAGTTGGGATATATTGCGGAGTAGCTTCATGCTTAATTGAATATGCTGACTGATTAAATTCGTTAAATGTATGAGAAAATAAACTTTGTGTATCAAAAACTTCATATGGCGTTTCTAATTGAAGTGTATGATCATTTAATACTTTTAAAATTCTACTTTGATATTTTATATCAGACGGAGATATATTATTAGGAATTGCAGGTAACGAGTTTTGTGGTGTTAATACTGTTAATGTTCCATCAATCATATCTCCTAAAAATTTTTCAGTACTAGTATTAGTTAAAAATGCAATATGATTATTATTTCTAGATATAAAACTTATATTATTTCCAGAAGTATTTACAAATTGAGAATTTTCGTATATACGGTCTAATTGTACTCCAATTACCTCTTTTATTTCAACAATTGGATCTTCGTCAAATATTACAGGAGATGTATTAAATTCTAACGGATTTACAGAAATATTTCTTGTCCATTTAACATTTATTTGATTTCGATTTTCTGCAGGAATTAATTGATTATTTAATTTTGATATTTCTGATACAAAAATTACGGTTGCATCTCCAGGCGCAGTATCTTCATATATATAAACTGCTAAAGCTCTTGATCCGTCGGAATCAACGTAATCTAAAAATTCTGAATATATTGTGTCTCCATTTGAATCTAATATTTCAACATCAATTGAAGCTCCTACTCTTAATGTATTAGTATTACCTCTAAACTTAATTAAATTTTTACCAACAGTAAATGTATTAGGAAAAAAACTAATATCAAATATATTTCTAGATAATAAAGAAGAATCAGTATATACTGTATTTAATGTATCAAGACCTTTATATATCGATGTTTTTTTAGACATTTAGAATATTTCTTTTTTTATAAATATCAAACATGTTGAATATGACTGAAATTTTCTATCTTATTAACTTCAATTAAGTTGTCTACCATATCTCTCATTGATTCTACATGAGATATAATAATTGAAAAATCAAATTTTGTTCTAAAATATTCAAATAAATTTGTTACTGCAGAAATATGTTCTCTATCTAAACTGCCCCATCCTTCGTCTATTGCTATAAAATTAGGTCTTGGTAATGCTGATACATTAATTAATGCTACACGAATTGCCAATGAAGAAATGAATCTTTCCATTCCAGATGTTAATTCCAAAGGCCAGAAATTATCTTCATCATAAATAATATATCCATTAATATTTTTACCATCTGTATTTAATACCATATTGAAATCAACTACTTGATTTAAAACATTATTAATTTCTGTTTCAATTTTAGGTAATGCTTTTTTAATTAATTCATATGGAACACCATCACGCTTTACAGACTGTAAATAATATTCATACGCTTTATATTCTGTTTCTAGTTGTTTATAAATATCTAGTTGTTCTAACGCTGTTTTCTTTTTTGTCTTAGCAACTTCAATTTCGCCATGATTAGATTTAATCTTATCAGTAATTGATTTTAATGTAGATGCAATATCTGTTATGGATTTCTTTTTAGTTAATATTTTTTTATCTATAGATTTATTATGTACAATTGCAGACTCATTTTTTCGAAATAAATCTTGTCTTTCTAAACAAGTTTCTAATTCAGATTCTTTTGTTTGCATATCACTTTCTAATACTTGCAATTGCAATTCTTGTTTATCTAATTGATTTCTAATATTTTGTTTTTCTTGAATTTTATCTATTTTGTCTTGTAGAATATTTAATTTAAGTTTTGAAGAATGTCGAATTTGTTCTTGTTTTAATAAAGCTTTTTCTTTTATTGGAATTTGTTTTTCTGCTTCTTTAGCTTCTTGTACAAATATATTTGATACACAATATTTACATGTATGATCATATTCGTGATCCTTTAGATGATCAATTTTTTCTTGTAAATATATAAGTTCTGATTGATGTGTATGTATCCATTTAGTAGATTCTTTTAAAGACTTATTAACATTATCTTTTTTTATGTTAAGAACATTTATATCTGATTGAAAGTCATATTCAGATGCTACTTTGCATTGACTATTTAATATTTCAATTGTATCTTCTAATTCCCCAATATTTTCTTGTAATTCTTCAATATCCTCTTCTAAATCTGTTTGGGTATCTTCTAAATCTGTAATATCCGGGCCTTCATATGACATTGGTTGTTTTGATTCAATTAATTCTACAATTTCATTTTGTAATTTATTTCTTAACTCTTGAAACTCATTATCTGATTCTTCTAATTCAATTATTGTATCTTGATTTGCAATGATAATATCATCTGATTCTTTTATTATAGATCCAAAATCTGTTTTCTTATATTCTTTTAATTTACCAGATGTTTCTTTTATTTCTTCAGCAGCTAAATAATATAATTGTTCAAAAACTGTTGTATCAAGAAATTGCGATAATAAATCTTTTCTTTCTCGCTGAGACTTTTCTATAAAATTATTATTATCTGCTTGTAATGAAAATGCAGTTAAAATAAAATCATCATAAGTTCCTAAATATCTTCGAATACTTTTATTAGTATCACTTCTTTCTTCTCCATTTAAGTTTTGATCTTCATTATAAAAATTAACGTTTACTTTAACATGGCCATGTTTTAATGTTATACCTTCTCGTTCAATAGTATATAATTTATTATTTAACATGAATTTAAATATACCTTTAAAACCAGACTTTTTATTATTTAAAACTTCTTTTGATTTACTTGTTTTACTACATTTATCAAATATAGTATATGTTATAGCATCAAGTAATGATGATTTACCAGATGCATTTGCTGCGAATAATCCTATAACATCTGATAATTTTGAAAAATCTACTTTATTTTTTTCTCCATATGAAAACATATTATCAAATTCAAATGAAACCGGATACCATGTTACATTTCTTACAGATTCTAGAACAGGTAATTTAGAATTAATTGTTCTATTAATATGTCTAATTGCATCTAATTCTTTTTTATCTGCATCAGGATAATTTTCTTCAATAAATTGAGTTATTAGATTATTTTGATGTTCTACATCCCTAACATTTCCAATTGCAATTGATCCATTTTGATTATTTTCAACATGATTTGCACTACGTTGTATAGATATATCTTGAACTTTATATTTTTTTCTGATAGTTGCAATTAATTTTTTAATATCAGATGCATCAGTATCATTAAATTTAATTCTAACTCTTGGTTTTTTTGGAACTCGATATGGCGAATTAATAATTTTTGCATTGTCAACTTCGAATGTAACATAACCATAATTATTTTCTATTTCTATAAATTCAGATGTACGATCAGGTAAATCCCATACTAATATTCCGTGATCTAATGCTTCTCCATGATTTTGTTGTATTAATGATCCAGGATATCCAATTGTTTTTTCTTTATTAAGAAATTGAGCAGGTTTATGTATATCACCTAATAATGTTAAATCATGTCCTTCAAATAAATCTGTTGTAACATGATCATTTGATATTTGAAATCCAATATCTGTTTTTGCGTTATGTACAGCTCCATGATGTAATGCTATTTTATAATGAGCATCAAAATCTTTTGCTTGAATATAATCTTTTGGAGCTACATCAACCGCCATATGATTAAATACAACGTTTGCAAATTTAAATAATCCATTTTCTTTTATGAAATGTATATTCGAATTGTTAATAACATCTAGTATTGGAGATATTGCATCTAATCTATATAAATTATTTAAATTCATATCATGATTTCCTAATATAACAATAGTAGGAATATGAAATTGATTAAAAAATTTTGTTAACATGTTAATTAACTCTGGAGACATATCTAATTTAGAATGTACTATATCACCTGTTACTACGCAAATACTTTGATTGGTTGCATGTTGTGCTATATGTAAAAATAAATTATCAAATACTTCTTGATATTCTCGATGTCGTTTCAGTGTTCGAATATGTATGTCAGATATATGAAATATTTTATCAACTGATTTGATATTTGTTTTTAATGTTTTTATTTCCATAATGAATTTATTTCTATTGTCATTAATTCTTCGAAAGAAAATTGATATGTTTCTTCAATTTTTTCTGTTATTCTTTTATATCCCATTTCATTAGGATCTTCATCGTCTAATTTAACTAGATATACATGTATACCTTCTTGCAAAAACATTTGAGCTATATGTTTTGCATTATTTAATGCATCTTGATCTAAGCATATATAAATTTCTTTAACACCCTCTTCAATTATTTTTATTCGAAGTTTAGGATTAATCATTTTACCAAATAATGGTATTGCATTTCTTTTAATAGTAATTGCGTCAAACGCTCCTTCGCATAATATAATAGGTTCGTTCCAATTTATTAACATATCAAATCCTATGATATCTTTTGATATTTTTGGATTCTTATGCTTATATAGATCATTTTCATAAAATGCTCTAGATACAAAATAATTTAATTGTCCTGTATAATCATAACTTGGAATAATAATTTTACCAGAATATGGTCCTGATTCTGCATATCCTATTCTATATCGAATTATATCAAATATATTTATTCCACGTTTTTGTAAATAATGCATTGCATTTTTATAATCAGGAGTTTTTCTTTCTAACCATAATGGTTTATAATCTTCTGGTAATTGTATTATTTCTTCAATTTGTTTTTTATCAATTGAATTATTTCTATACTTCGATCTTTCAATTAATTTTCCTAATTTTTCAAATTTGTCTTTTGGTAAATTTAATTGTTTAAATAAAGAATGTATCGATCTACCTTTTTTATTAGATATCCAACAATGCCATGGATTTTGTCCTTCACGATTTGTATTTAAATCAATTTCTAGTTTAGGCTTGTAATGTGAAGTAAATGGAGAAAAGAACGCAACATTATTACCAGATGTTGGTTTACCTTTACCTAGTACAGATTCTAGCAATTGAAGTAGTTTAAGATTCTTCATATAATCTATTATAATAAAATTTACTGAAAGATCAAAAGGATTGGTATTATATAATATAGGTTAGACACAATTATAATCGGTCTAACGAATCATCATTTAATAATATACATTATATTAAACGATTTCATCTTTTTATTAACTTACATTAAAAAAATAATGAATATTTTTCAAAGATCCAATCATAATGCAAAAAATTTTGTTGCAATCGGTGTTTCGCCTTCTTTACAACATTCCTTTAGCCATTCCTCCGGCATTTCTTTTTTTGCAACATGTTGTATTCCTATTTTTTTTGCATACATTTCATATGTTGTTTTTGAACCTTTTGAAATTTTTTGATTTGGATTTTGAAATATAATTCGTAAATCAATTTTTGGATGTGATGCTAAAACGTGTTTCATTTTTTGTCTATCAGTACTTGTCCATCTTCCTTTTGTTTCAATATACATTATATTACCATTCTTTTTTATAAAAATAAAATCTGGTGTGTATTTTGAATTTTTTTGAGGAATAATATATTGTAATGTTTCTGTTTCATATTTTACTGGATAATGTGCTTCTTTGATTTGATCTGCTACTTTTAATTCTAGTCCAGATCGATATCCATATTTGTACGCCGCTTGGCGTTGTTTATTATTAGAGTGCCAATGATTTTTCATAACTTTTTTCTTTCTACCAGTCAATCATTACTAATTGACCATTCCATAACATAATATTATCAGGTTTAAAATCTAATGAGTATTCTAAATCTCCAATACCTGTCTTTTTTACTTGTTGTTCTAATGCTCTTAAAAAACTAATTAATTTTATATTATAATTTCTAGATGATTCTGTATTTAAAAAGTCAAAAATACTTGTTTCTAATCCTTGACTTCTTGCAAATTCTTTAAAGTCTTCATAATATCTAGAAATTTCATTTTGTAAATTATTTGGTAATTTATCCGCGCGAGACATTATATATATTCTTTTTTCCGGATCTGCATAATGTACTGGAATAAATGCATTATACTCATTATATCGTCCTACAATAACTCCAGCTACTGCTACTTCGTCTGGTTCTGTTGTTATTTTAAATAATAAATCTTCACCATTAATATAATATACTTTTCCATTATCTCCGCTATTCAAAAATGTAAGATCTTTGTTTTTTATTTTTTGTAATAATCTTACAGCTTCTTTTTCAGCTATTTCGTTTAATAAATTACGTAATTGAATAGCCATTATATTTTACCTCCCCTTCCCCTATCTAAATCAATTTTCATTCGAATATTTAAATCAATATCTGTTCTATTTAATATTGGATTTGCTAATTTTCCTATCATCAACATTTGGCCTTTATCATTAAACATCCCAATTGTAGTTATATAAGGTGCAAAAGAACTGCCGGTTACAAACCCTTTTACTGTAATATTATCGTCTTT